AAGGAAGGCTAAGGCAAGGGCAATGACAATAGTAAGGGGGACAAAACGAAAAGTACACTTTTGATTTATCATATTTTTGCCCGAAAAGCATTGATTTTATTAGTATTATAACTCATATATATCTAATATATATTACAAAACGAAAAGTACACTTTTGTAAATTTTAAATAAAAGTACGGCTTTTCCCTGGATTAAATTTAAACAGCTTTTAAACGGGTAGAATTATTGCATAAAAATACCCCGTAAATACGCTTTAAATAGCCATATTTACGGGGTTATGACGTTTAATTGTTCCTTGATATAATATTATATTATATAGTGCCGTGAAAAGTAAATAGGCGCATTAAATAATGTGATAAAATTAAATTAGGTGTACAATTAGGTGTATAATTAGGTGTACAATTAGGTATACAATTAGGTATACAATTAGGTGTCATAAAAATCATATAAATAGGTGTCATTCTTTCTTAAATAAAATAAGTGCAATTATAACCTATGATTAAAAGTTTTTATTTATTGTAATCAGAATTTTTACATTACTGTCATTTATGTTTTTCAGAATATTTTTTCAACCTTTGTTTTAATTTTTCATTCTCTTCTCTAAGGTCTTGGTTATCCCGCCACAACTCTGTGATCATAAGATTCATATCATCAATTCTTTTTCTAAGTGAATTGGATGGTGCTGGGTCGTTTCCATAATCATTGTGTGGTTCATTTAAAAGCGGGAGTTCTCCAAAAAACACATAATTGTAATTGATATTGAACTTTTTAAATAGTAGTTGAAGTGTATCGGTATGAACAGTCCTTCTCCCTCCAATTATTTCAGAAAATGATTGTGGGGAAAGTCCTAATTCATATGCTAATCTCGACTTATTCTTTACAAGATTATTCTCCAGCAGATAATTACATGCCTCTATAAATTGTTGGGTTATATCATCTTTCGGCATTTGGTAAATAATATTATTAAAAAAGTAAATAAAAACTTGCTTTTTATGATTATGGTAAATATATTTGCAAAAAACAAAAAACAAATATACAACGCGAAATGAGCAAAAACAAATCGAAGAAGGTGTACATGTATGATTATCCGGAAAACAGGGAACTCGGAAAGTATCTAATCCGTGGTGATCATACAGTGATTGCAAATCATCTGGGACTGTCAGCCGCATACATATATCAGATATTCATCGGGAAACGTAAGATGAGGGAGGACGTTAGGCGCCTGGCAGAAAACCTGGCTGCAATCAACAGGGAAAGAGCTACTATTCTCGAATCAGCTGTTTAAGGCATTCAATATCCTGTCAATGAAACGAGCCAAAAGATACATCATCCCTGAAGAAAAAAGGATCCCTATCATAAGGCACATGATAGTGACCATCTCCCAGTTCATCTCGGGCCGTATGAAGAGGATTGATGATATAGTGATCAGTGCAAATACAGGTGGCAGCCAGAAGTCAATCCGTAAGCGTTTTAAAACACTATTATTAGTGATTGTCTTTTTATCAATGTTATTTATTACCCTCTCTTTTATTCTGATTGTCCACCTGGATACCTTCCATGTGAATGATAATATTGAGATTATGGCACCCGTCACGGTTATCACTGTGATAATGTCACTCGCCAATACTTCTGCTGCAATTATTTTCATACTCTATGATAATTGGTTAACTAAAAACAGCCGTAAGGATCAAAGTTATAAAAATCAGCAAGATCATGAAAGCACTAGAAAATAAATTAAAGGCGCTGAAATTTAAAAAAGAACGCGCCTCGAGGCTATACTATAAAGAGGTTACCATTAAAGCTAAATATGAAAAGGCGGGGTATTACGATGCCATGGACAAGTACAGCATGGCGATCAATCACCTGGAGGAAGCTATCAGGCTGGCCGGCTGGGCTGACCACCTTTTTGAAAAGGCTAGGAATGCATAATAATCGAATCAGCAGAGATATGAACCAAAAGGACCTGAATAAACAGTACATCAATGATATCAACGCACGATTCATTCATGCGTGCCAATATCTGATTGATAATGGATATGTGAAAAACAAAATGAAGTTAGCTGAAGAATTAGGAATATCCTCTTCTATTTTAACTGAAATATTTGGCAGAAGGATGAATGCCCATGTAGGCATCCTTGCCCCGCTGTTCAGGAAGTTCAACGTTACTTATGCCTACATATTTGAGGGATTGGCACCTATAATTGATAATAAACCATCGGGGCCTGTACCCTTAGTGGATACTAGGTCAGACATTCGCAATTCTGAGATCGTATCTGGAACAGTAACCAAAGTAAAGGTCAGCATTGAAATATCTTGATGATATATTACATCTGGAGTTCCAGGAGCTTGTTGATGCAGGAGTACCTATAGATACTATTAAACAAGCCAAAGCCAGGGAATCTGCCGGTTGGTCATTCAAGGATGACCCATCGGACAGGCGGCGCGTGCTGATAGCCTATGAGCCGTTGAGGGATAAGTACAAGGATATGGTTACGGCTAAGTACGGGGACCCTTACACCTACTGCAGCGCACAGATCATCAAACCCCTGCTGAAATCGGATCCGAAAGACATTGAAACGCTTGACAATTACCGTTCAACCGGTGAACGTCTCACAGACGAACATTACCAAACATACAGGACATCATGTCAATACCTGGCCATGTTGTCGATGCTGACCCCTCAGCGGATCCGGGCCATGGGTTTCCGCTCCGTTAAGGATCACTTCTATCCCACCGTCATAAGCCTGATCAAGGCTGAAGATATCAAGCTCCCCACCAATATCAGGGCCTTGCAGCGCAAAGTGAAACAATACCAGCAAGATGGGGCCCTGGCCGTAATCGACGGACGCCACGGCAATGACAATGCGCGAAAGATCAACAGGGCCGGTCAGGCGCTCATCGTGGAGCTGATGAGCAAACATAACGGGTTTACGCCTGAGCAGATCACACAATTATATAATAATATAGCAGAAGCCAAGGGCTGGCCCGGGATCTCCTCGCGCAGCATCCTTCATTATAAATATGAGATAGGCATTACGAGCCTGCGTAACGGGTTCAAACAGTGGCGTGACAAGTTCGACCCTGTCGTCACCCGTTCGCGGCCATCACTGCCCAACGACCTGTGGGTAGGCGACGGAACGCCTTTTGAACTCTATTACCAGAAGCCTTTATACGACAATAAGGGGCGCAAAAAGACCATGCACTGGTTCCGTAAGACCGTGTATGTGGTCATCGATGCCTTCAATGATATGGTTGTAGGCTATGCCATCGGCGACCAGGAGAATGCAGAACTTGCCAGAAGAGCCTGGAAAAATGCCGTTATAAACACCGGTTGCATGCCCCGCCAGATCAAAGTGGACAATTATGCCATCAAGGAGCTGAGGCCTTTCTATGAAGGCCTTTGCCTGAAATTTTCCCCTTCTGCTGTGGGCAATGCCAGGGACAAGGTTGTTGAATCGTTCTTTGCCAGGCTGTATGACCAGGTGGTACGTATATTCCCGAATGCAGCCGGTCGTAATATCACAGCCAAGGAGCAGCCGAACCGCGATTACCTTATGAAGATCCGCCACGAGTTCCCGAATGAGGAGCAGCTCATCCGCCAGGTCGACGGTGCCCTGGAGTTCTGGAACCAGAAACCCAGGAAGAAGTTAAACAATAAATCCCTGTTCACCCAGTGGACAGAGGCAGACCATTCGCAGGACCGTACGCTGACACATGAATCCCGGCTGCTCGCCTTCGGTGTGAAGCACCGGTGGACCAATAAGCTTACCAATAAAGGCATTGAGGTGACTTTGAACGGAAGCCCTCAACTCTACTGCGAGAACTCTGTAGAATTTTATAAAACGATAGGTACAGATTACCAGGTCTGGTACGACCCTGACGACCTTTCAAGGATCATGGTCAAGGCCAACGACGGGAAGATCCGTTTCATCCTGGAGAAGGATGCCGCCATCCCGATGAGCTATCATGATCAGGATGATGGCGATCGAAAGAGGCTTAATGATAAGCTGCGTGTGAAAAAGCAGCTTGCCCGTGAAGTGATCATTGATGATCAGCGTGACCGGTTGAACCTGCTTGAGCAGGAGGACATCATCGGGGCCCTGGATCCGGTGGCCATCGCCAGGGGACTGCTTACCATCAACGGTGATCAGAAAACCCTGCGCAACCATGCACACAATCAGCTCAAGACTGGTGGTATGCACCCGGCCGATGATGATAGCAAAAAAGACTCTTATAATGATATATATGACAGGGATTTTATCCCTGCCAGATTGGATAACAAGCGCGATGACGACAGCTATGGAGATGCATACGACAGACCGCTGGACTGGCTAGATGATGATGAAGATTAAGGTTCAATTTAAGGTGAGCATGAATGGTTACGACCTGATTGCCGAAAAGGAGTTTGATGATGTAGATGACATCCTTGGTTTTAAACAGGATATGATAAAAAACTAATGCAGCTCAATCAAATAGTCAGGGGATCCGATGAAAGCGGACCCCCCGACAAGTATTAATTAAAAGTGATAGTTATGACAAATGTAAACAAAAACACAATCGTTGAGGCTGTTCGCAGGCGGATCGATGTCGTCGGCTCGCAGAACACCGTCGCACGCCAGCTCGGCATCAGTGCAGCCCACCTGAAGAGCATCCGTGAGGGTGACCTGGACAAGGTGGCGGACAAGACCCTGAACAAGATCGCCAGGATGCTCAATGTGCAGGAGCGCTGGCAGCAGGCAGAGACCCGCAATTACACACGTGTGATGAACCTGTGTAAGCACACCCAGAGCCTAGGCCTGAGCCGTGCCATCAGTTTCGCACCCGGGACAGGAAAGACATATGCCCTCAGGGCGTATGCCGATGTTACCACGAATGCTTTTTATATCGAATGTGAGGAGTACTGGTCCAAGAAAGTATTCCTTCGCGAGCTTCGCAGGGCCATCGGCCTGGACGATGCCCCGATGGGGATCGCTGAGATGGTAGAGGGGATCATGGATGAATTAAAGAAGATAGACCATGCCCTGGTGATCATCGATGAGGCTGACAAGCTCAAGGACAGTGTGCTGAACCTTTTCAAGACGCTGTACAATAAGACCTCTGCAGGCTTCGTGCTTGCCGGCACACCGCATTTCCGCCATCGTGTGGAAAAGGGTGTTCGTCTGAACAAGATGGGGTTTGCCGAGATCCATTCACGTATAGGCGGCAACTTCATCAGGCTATACCCTATCAGTGATGATGACGTCAGGTTGATCTGCCAGAGCAACGGCGTAGATGACCCTTCTGCAGTGGAGCATATTATCGATACTGTTCAGCGTGACTTCCGCCAGATCAGGGCTTCTATTGAGGAATATAATTTAGCAAGGAAAAAGAAGGTATCGTGACCAAACAGGAAAACAGGCAGCGCCAGGATTATAACCGCGATAAGATCTTAGATCTTCTAAAGATCAGTCAGCAGGAGTACTACCGTATCCAGTTCGATCTGGCAGAGGAGTACCTGATGGAATTTTTCCAAGGCAACGTGCGGATGGTGATGGAATATATGTCCACTCCTGCTTTCTGGTCCTGGTGGCGCAGCCAGTACACGATCATCGACCATGAGTTCTGGATGAACGTATCTGATGACAATGAGCCATGGAGGCTTATGAAAGGATACCGTACGGTACATAAGATGACCAGTATATTTCCATCCAGGACGCTATATCACAAGGTTATGGATAATGTAAAATCAAAAAAACATGAGCAACATTGACAACTGCAGGGCCGGTGAGATCCGGAAGCTGAGGCAGATCCGTTCAGAGCTCCGTACACGCATGGAAGAACTCTGGAGCTGGTGCCTTGACAATATAGATCATCCCGAATGGATCATGCGTAAGCGTGAGTACAACAATCTGTCTGTCAAGATAGATCATATCAACCAACGAATCAAAAACCTGAAAAGCGGCCATGAGATCAGTGGAGCACTCCAGGAACAGTCCTGGCCGTCAGGATACTTTAACTAAAATTCAAAGATCATGGCAGCAAAAGAATACAGAGACAAGGATGGCCACCTGATACCGGCAAGGTTTGTACCGGTACTGGATCGTAAGAAGGATACGTTCGCCGCCCGTATGGCCAAAAAGGCGACAACGATTAGCGAAAAGCTTAGTGATTTCAAAACGGAACTCCTTGATGGTGTCGACGAGCTCTATCTCGATATGTTGAAGGAGGTAGGTGTGAAGCCTTCATCCCGTAAGGGTAATGTGACGATCACCACCTTTGATAAGGACATAAAGATCGAGGTCAATGTGAAGGAACGCATCGAGTTTTCTGACGAGATCACCATCGCCCAGGACAAGATCAATGAGTTCCTGGCCAAGAAGACAGATGGTGTGGATCAGGAGCTTGCAGAACTGGTCACCTCTGCATTCTCCACCACCAAGGGCAGGCTCGACACCAAGCGGATCCTTTCACTTTTTTCACTGAAAATCAAGGATCGCTTGTGGTTGGAGGCTATGGAGCTGATCAAACGGTCGATACAGCGGAATTCTTCAAAGCGGTATGTGCAAATCTTTCAGAAGGATGAGCGCGGGGAGTACCGCAGCATCCCGTTGGACATTGCCAGGGTGTAATCCAGGATGGTCGCAAGGGATGGTTCGACTCCATCCCCTGGAACAAGGAAAGCAGGAGGAGACATTCCTTTCTATCGTTCTCTATTGGTTTTTATTTCGCGTGTAGTCTCCCTGCTTTTCCTCTAATTAAGGTAATGGCAATGGCAATGAAAGCTGATCACAATAAGTTCAAATACCGTAAATATTCACTGGATGACCAGATCCGCCAGGTGGTCGCCGACATTCGCCGTCTGGAACAGAAGGCAAAGATGACGCCGATTGTAAAACAACGGTCTGCAATCCAGGAAACGATCATCTTTTTGAAGGACCTGAAGGTATCACTGGATGATCTTAAAACGGGAAAATTATCATGACACCGGTATGCATCAACAGTCAGGTCGAAATGAAGCTTGATGAGCGCTTGAAGGGGACCCACACAAGGGGGTTTCGTATCCGCAGGTTCGTGTGCCCCGTGTGTGGTTACCGGACCACCATCTTTGGTGATGGTTTCAGAGACCTTGTGGCGGATCCGCGCAAGGCGGTGGAGGAGGCACAGAAGCTTTACCCGGTCGATAAAACAAAGGCAAATGAATAGTAACTATAAAGAAGAAAGAATCCAGATCGAAGATAAGGGCAGTATAAAATAAAAATTACGGCAATGGCAGAAACAACAGATCACAATGAATCGTCATCCGTCAGGATCTACTGGACCACGGACTACGGACGGTTCAAATGGAAAAAAGGCAACCGGGACCTGAACGAGCGCAAGATCAATAAGATCAAAAAGAGTGTCCAGAACGGCCTTGATTTATTCAAATACAACCCGATACTGGTCAATGAACAGATGTATATCATCGACGGGCAGCACCGCTTCACGGTATGCCAGCAGATGAAGTTGAATGTATATTATGTTATTGTCCCTGACTTCTCGCTGCGAATGATCGCAGAGATGAACAATAACACCACTAAGTGGAACTCAAGGGATTTCCTTGGCTGTTATATGGATGTGGGGATAGATGATTACACCCGTCTTCATGAGTTTGTCAATGACCACCATCTGACGCTGTCGGTAGCCATCAACCTGCTGCATACAGGAAAGGTGAATGGCGGTGGCGGCCATGCCGGCGATGCCTTTAAGGATGGAAAATTTGAGGTCCGGTTCATGGGTCCTGCCACGGATCTGATGAAGCTATCGGATGATTACGCCGATGTGACGGACTGCAACCGCGACCGGAGCTTTCTTCAGGCCATGGAAATACTGATGGCTTCAGATACCTACAGGCATGAGGCGGTCATAAGTAAGATTCGCAGGCATGGCCTGCGGATCGAAAAGAGGTCATCATACAAAGATTACCTGGCAGCCATCGAGGAGGCTTACAATTACCACAACCAGAAACGTGTGACGATTTACTGATATGAAAACGATCAAAGCTTTAATCATACTATTAATGTGTCTGCCAGGCATCATATCCTGTGAAAAAAAGCAGGATGAGGTCATGCCGCAGGGTATACTGGAGGATTCAGCCTATAAAGTACGGCTGTTCTTTCACAGCGACTCCGGATTTATCCGCTATAATATCCGTAATGACTATAATAAGCACTATGCGACGCATTTTGACACTACCTTTTACTGTAATGGGGGATGGGAGGAGTTGTTTTTCGTAACGGCATTTTCCTGGCCGATGAATGCAGGCCTGGTGGTCAATGACTCTGTCATAGATAACTGTTCCAATGTGCATTCCTATGGTATGACTTATAAATTTGAATGATGCGCAAAAGGTACATATTCGGTTGGGAATCATCTGAAGGCAAGCAGTTATACATGCGCTCAGGAAAGACCGGTGTAGGCGTTACCACGGATGCTGCCGAGGCTGATAAATTCAGGACTACTGATCTGTGCATTCAGCGGTGGAGGGATATGCATGCCTTTCCAGGTGATTATGAGCATTGCATCCATAACGGTTATTTAACCTTCTTTATTTACCCAAGCATGCAAAGGATCCTGGTATGAAGCACTCACTCGCAAAGCACCGGCAGCTGTATGGTCTTTTGCACCAGATGGGCGCATTCGACAATCGCCACGACCTGGTGTATTCATTTTCAGACGGTCGAACCGAGAACAGCGCAGATCTGCTGGATCATGAGATCGACCGCCTGATACGTCATCTGGAGTCCGGTCAACCCGGGGCTGCAGCACTGGCCCATCAGGCCCGTGGTGACCGAATGCGTAAGCGGATCCTTTCGATATGCTATAATATCGGGTGGACCGTATACTCTGAGAGAAAGCGGCGTACGGTGGTAGACATGCAGCGACTGGATGCCTGGATGAAAAAATATTCCTACAAGCATAAGGAGCTTTCACGGTACACATACCGGGAGCTCCCACAGCTTGTCACGCAGTTTGAAAAGATGGAGGCAACCATATATGATTGATGCAGCTGCTTACATATTGCCAGGTATAGTGCCTACGTTGGAATCGGAACTGGTATTTCTGTGTGACCGGCTTGGGGTAACTATGGATTGGATTACCCGTCGGACAAATAAGAGGGAGGTAGTGGATGTGCGCAAGCTTATAGCCTATATCCTGATGAGCAAGGGGTTCGCATCTGTGGATATTGCGCGTAAGCTTAACGTTGACCATGCGACCGTGCTTTATTATAATAAAAAGGTACAGGAGCGCATGGATATCTATCGGTATTACCGCGAGCAGGTCATGGAGTTGATGGAAACGAAAAAGGTTAAATAAATGAACTACCTCTTCACGTCGGCCAAACTTGATGGCAAGATGCTGTTTAAATATCATTCAAACGGCATGCTGGCAGGATTTGAAGTAGAAGGATATCCCACCTCAGAGCAACTCAGGTGGATCATGCGCAACATGCCAGTGCATGAATCAATGATAGGAGAGTTGCAGAGACTGACCAGGGGAGTGATAGAGAAGGTCCTTCCGGATCTCAGCTTTGATCATTTCTGGGACACCTACCGGTATAAGGTTGGCAATAAGCGCCGCGCCGAGAAGCTTTGGGATGCCCTGAGTGAAGCCGACAGGGCAAAAGCCATCACCAGTATCATCAGTTATGATAACTTTCTTGCACGCAGGCCCAATCAGGAGAAGGCCTATCCTGAAACATACCTGGCACAACGCCGTTTCGATAATACCTTTTCAAGATGATAAACCGTGAGATATCAATAAAGCTTAACCATGCCGAGTTCCATACATTACGTAATGAACTTGGCAGGCTCGGCCCTGTAGGGCCTTATGGTGATGTCACTCAGCAGATGGCCGTCTGGATCTTATATAACTTCATCAAGAGGTTATACGGCCGGGGAGTGGTGTTCAAGGACACCAAGGTGAAACTGAACCTTGGCGAGATGGCAGCTCTAAAATATTTTATCGTGAACAACCTGCATAATTATGACCGGCAGAGTTACGAGGGGAACCTGCTTCGGAGAATCCTTTTTGAAATTGACCAAAAATTAGCATAATGGGCATACTGCAAGACCAAAGGACAAGGGCAAAGCACAAACGCATCCTGCTATACTATCAGGAGCTAGACCGTGCGAAAGTTAATCACGAAGGTATTTGTGAATTGATTTTTTATATCTTTGACATCGGCGAATACTGGCTCACGAAAATTTTGAATAAGGATATTGAGGATTACAGGGATGTCAAACTTGAACACTGGGACCTTGATATGAAGATCATCGATGAATATGTCGTCAAGATCCGTCGTGAAGCCAAAAAAGCGCGGAACAGACAACTAACACTTTTGTGATATGGCTGAAATTCAAGGACTGACCCTGGTCGTACTGATCCTGGGCTTTGGCCTGCTTATTATGTGGGCCCTGCGTGATTTGGTCGTATGGTATTACAAGATCAACAAGCGTATTGAACTCCTTGACAAACAGTATAAGGAGCTTGCGTTGATCAATAAACGCCTGGAGCGTCTTGTAGAGCTTCGTGAGCAGGAGCATCCGGAACCCCGGCAGTAGGAAACCCTGCAGATTTTTCATAAGATCCTGCGTGATCTGCAACAAAATGCGTTAAAAAGCGTTAATTATTTGCAATTACGTCACCAGTATTGTACTTTTGTTGCACGCAAAGCCTAAAGCCATGTCCAAAAAAACCTTCATCACGTATATATTTGATGGTTTCTTCTTTGTTTTCGGCCTTTCCGAGAACCCTATCCACCGTATCAACAGGAAGTTCTCAACCAGGGATGATAACGACGCCATCAGTGGTTACTGGCACCGGGTCGGGAAGGACGTAAAACGAGCTTACGATGTCAAGACGCAACAAGCCTGCCCGGAAGCCTAATCATACCCTGATTGCCCAGCAAACAACCTTATACAAGGGTCTTCTTCCACCTCCGGAAATGATGCAGCATTACCAGGAAATCCAGTATGATTTGCCTGAGCGTATCATGGGGATGGCTGAGAGAGAAGCTGCACACCGCCACCGCAGCGAATCCATTACCACCACGCACTCCATACGTGCTGCTTATCTTGGGATGGCCCTGGCCTTCCTTTCGGTACTGGTGATTGCAGGCGTGGTTTCCTATGCCATATATTGTAAGCTTGAATGGGCCGCAGCGACCATTGCCACCGGCGTGATCGTGGCCCTGGCCAGCGTGTTTGTATATCGAAAGACACGTAAGTGATCAAAAAAAACCACGCAATAATTTGGAAATCCGGATGTTTATCCCTTATCTTTGTCCGTGAAATTTGACATTTACCCGGATCAACCTGCTTGGTTTACTAACCTAACCAGAATCAACTACAAAAATTTGGGTAAAAACTAAGATCCCGGCAGCCCTAACTGTCGGGATTTTTTTATCCCTGCACAAAGCAAGGGAGGGTGAAACCCGGCTACCTGTATCAAACCGGGGTAAAAAAGAAGGAGGTTGATATATGTCAAATTTCAAAAAAAAGGACGGGAAGTTGTACATGGAGATCTTCTGCAAGTCCATCGTCCGCAGTGGCCGAAGGATATATCCAAAGAAGAGATCCTGTTTCCACTTCTGGGTCCTGGTTAAATAGGGACCAGGCCTGAACGTCTGGGAGTGGCCGTTAGGGCGGTCACTCCTTATTAATGGTAGTATTGTTTTATAGCACTTCTTCTCCTGAATGAAGGCTTTCACCACCTTCTGCCGGCAGGCTCTCATCCCCACCACCTTCTGCCGGCAGGCTCTCATCCCCACCACCATCAGGCGTCGGACTTTCTCCGGCATCGGGTGCATTAAATAAAAGTTCTATGTTCACTATTAGCGCATTGGGATCCTCCTTGACCACGAAGGTCCGCTGGGCGCTGTCATCGACCAGCAGGGTGCGGTAGGTCTCGATATGGTCGATCACGTTGGAATAATAATGATCCTGCCTGCTTGCCGTCCTTGTGACGCTGTTGAAATAGGCCCCCCGCCAGCCTGTCAGCCACAGGTGTATGGCATCCAGCAGGTCCAGGTGTCCCAGTATCTTATCCCTGTAAGGGCTTTTGCTGCTGCCCCGTTGCATGGTAGCTGTGCAGACATGGAGGTTAAATTGCAGCAGGGTTTGTTGTCGGAACTTCCCGAGCGTCTTCCACTGGATGGGCAGAAACTCCAAAAACACTGCCGGCATCGGAAACTCCTCTCCGAAATCAGGGTTCAGCTGCTGGTTCCACAGGTCGTAATGCTTGAAGATCTTCTCGTCGGCGAGATCCCTGATAAGATCAAGCCTGTTGCAGAGATCCAGGTAGAATTGCTTTCTCATGACTCTTTAAAATATGCTTATGACCATGCGGTCGATGACTGATTCAATTTCATTTTCCATCACTTCTGAGTTGCCCATGAACTGACGCTGCGGCATCACCATATGCCTTGTATGTGCCTTGACCCTGACGGCCTTACCCCTGGATGAGCGGCGGGTGTGGCTGCCAACCTTCTGGATGCCGTCAAAGCCTTCGTTGTGGATCATGGCATATGGCTTGTCTGAGGTGACCACTGTCTGGCGAAAGCTCACCGTGGAGGCATTGATGGAGTTTCGCAGGTCAGCCGACTTTATCATTATTGCCCTGCCGGCATCTTTGGGTCCATGGCTTTTACGGTCTTTCCATCGGGTGAGTACCCGGTCCGTGAATCCCTGCTTTCGGAAAGAGTCCCTGAAATGGTTCACCGCTACCTGGGCCAGTACCGGTGGCATGGTCTTCTTGACCCTGGCCAGGTTGTCATCCAGCTGGCCGAAATCATAGGGCTTACCCTTATATAAAAACACTCCTGGTCTTGACATTGGTGGTATGATTATTGTATATTTGTATTTTAGCCTCTAGCTGTGAATGGCAATGTCCGTAACCATCCGAACTATCTCCTGACAGTTAGAGGTTATTTTTTATAAGGATTCCGTTCCTCAGATTGTTATCCAGTTTATTTGTATCTAAATCATACCAGGAAAGGATCCTGGTGTTTTCAGCGTATTCAGTTATAACGTTGACCGGTCCCTGATCATAATATTTGATGTATCGCAGCATGATTCTTCCGCTAGAAGAGTCTTTAAATAGCCACACCTCGTCAGGCTTTGTAAGAATCTCTGGAATCAGGTTTATGGTGTTTTGACGACCGGCAATACCATCATCTATATATTTTGAATCCAGATGCTTCTTAGCTGTTTTCTCCTGGAAAGCGATCACCCTCTTATTATAATCAAGGATTGGCTTGGTTGTCAACTTTGCAAAAAACTCAAGGGCCTCATTCTTGCCCTGTTCAGGGATCTTTGCTTTTGGAAGGTCCATTTGGGATATTTCATCAAATGGTATGGCCCCATTGCTTTTAACACCCAGTTTATCCATGAGCTCACTTTTAACATAGAACCGGTTCTCATCAAAGATCACCCTGGCCACCGCCCGGTTCTTGTTGAACCGCCCTTTAACCATCCGGTCCCACTCGCTCACTCCGTTCTTGTCAACTGAGGATTGCTGCAGCAATTTTATGGCTTCCTCCTTCGTGGTATAATCGCTGTCGGGAAGCTGCTTGGTTGATGCCCTCACGTAACACCGGCACCCCCATCCGTTTGGTGGATAGATCGCCTCAAAGGCCGGATCATCGGCTTTGAACATCTTCCCGTCCAGGGCCCGGTGAGCTTCCCTGACGCGGTCATCTCCTGCGGTGACATATTCCCACGTTGGCATCGATTCTTTTATTCTGACCAGGCGATGATATTCAGCTGCATTTCTCGATGTGCTCCAGGCCAGGTTGTACTCACTTCTGAGGTAGCGTGCATTGAGCTGTTCAAGTTTTGGCTGTGCCTTTTTTTTGAAATCCTCAAATGTTTTACTCTCCGGCAAAAGCGCGTTGAGCTCATTGGCCATACCCATTGCTTTTGCAGCGGAGAAACGGAACAGGTTGGCCTCCATCATCTGGATCGTGCCCCAGTCGGGAGAGTCGTAACCAATCTTGATATCCCCGAATGATGAAGCAAGGGTGATCTTCTTTCGGTTGGACCACCCGCGCACGAGGGCATCGATGAGCGCTTCCGATGTATAAAGGAACATATCATGTGAGTAATCACTGCCTGGGTTGTCCCACATGAAGCGGATCATGGCCTCAGATGCTTCATCGATGCTCTGCTGGCTTCTGGCCAGTTGTAGCATGTCATCATGCTCCGCACAGCATAGCTTGATCTCAGGCCACTGGGCGATCAGTTCAACCTTTTTTTTTTCACCAGGGTCCTGTATGGCGGAAGCCTTCACACCGGTTATGGCAATGTCATACCTGTCGATGAAATACTGCGGGTCAATATCATAGTGGGTAAGCAGCATCGTTTCTACCTGGCGGATCTCATCCTGGGTATATTCATAGGTGTCGTCCCATTCGAATAGGTGCTCATTGAATCCAAACCCGTGCATATTCAAGAAAGGGATCAGCTGATCATTGACCACGTAATAGATGAATGACATATCATCCTGGGCAATTTCCTCACTAACGTTCTCATGAACCACGGCCTGAGACTTGGAAGAACCGTCGTCCATGGTCATGGTCTGCCCGAGGATAGCCTTGGATATCTCTGTGTTGGCCCTCTGCACCCGCATATCATATACTTTGTATGCATCCCCCCGGTCAGCCTCTATGAACTCTATCTCTGTCCCTTCAGGGAAGACAGCATAAGAGGCGCTGCCCATGCTCTCCATGATCGCTTCCAGCTTGTCGATGTCCTTCTTGTCGCGCGAGGCTGTCTTGGCCACTCGTATCGGCATGCCGAACATCTCAGCGAACTGGTCCCAGTACTGCAGCACGTGCCGCTTAGATATGGTCTCCTTGGCCACGGAGTTCAGCTCCCCAAGTGAGTAAGGGGTTTCGCATACCGGGATCGACCACAGGGAATAAGGCGGCTTGGTGTAATCAATGCCCTTGGCCGGGTCATCAGATATCTCACGAAGCAGGACGTGGTATTCAGGACATACATGTCTGCGCGGTACAAGGGTCACATCGTCGAACCTGAGCTTTCCCTGGCGGATGATATCTCCGAACTGGATCAGGCTGTGGCCATAGAACCGGCTGTCCAGTGACAGGTTAATGAACTTTCGAAACCACCAACTGCGCAGCAGCATGGTAAGGTCATGGTTTTGTATGCCGTCCTTATCCACTACCTTGAAGGGTGATGCAAGGATCTTCATCTTGCGGTTACGAACAGCCCCGATCAGGTGTTCATCCAGCATCGCATCATCATAAATGTCATACAGGGAATACCGCTTGGGGTTATCCCGGCTTATGGCCAATTGGTTGGCGCTGCGCCAGCGCGCAAGGTCCTTTGCTGTCAGTTGCTGGGTGAACTGTTTGAGCTCGACGCTCATTTTTTTGGCTTTATCTCCTGACAAGGCTGCCAGTTTAATGGCGTTCGGGTGGTTCCTGAGCCCCCCTGCCGTGATCTTTTTTGATGAAAAAGGATTTATGAATATTCCCATGGTCTGAATTTTTAGCTCTGAGGCTCTCATATCCCCATATAGGGGTATGATACCAAAAATAAATTATCGTCGATTCTGCGTTTAGTTAAACACTATTTAAACGGGGTTCTACCATACACTTGAGTTCTTCGTGTTGCTCCCGAGGCGAAAGGGCACCCCGGGGTCACTCACCCCATCCTCATCATCCAGGACCTTGAATCCGGGGTTGATGCGTCCGCGCTGCACCTTATCAAGCCATTCGTCGTTCTGTTCCTTGCGCAGCAGCCGGTGCTCAGGGAAGTTGCGTCCCTGACGCGTTGCATGCAGGTGGTAGAGCACTTCGTCAATCATGACCTGGACAAGCTTAGGATTACGCTCACTGGCTTCCAGTGCAAATTCGTAATCCATATCATAGCGGCTCCTGGTGTACCCGCGAATATATTCCATGGCCACCTGTTCCATAGCCAGCCGGTTATTATCATTGCTGGCCTGGACTACCTCCAGATCGTCCGGGTTGATGATCGCTGCATAATCTGTTTCTGTTAAGAATGCCATTTTCTTATATTTTGTTGGTTACCATCCGTCAGGGACCCTCCTGCGTGCCCCGATCCTGGGTTCGAATGCCTCTACGCGGCCACGCTTTTGGAGCAGCCATATAGCTCCTTCGTCTGCATCGGGCCCGTCATCATGGATGCTGGCTCCCTTCTGAAAGCCCAGGGTCTGGTCGATGCCGGTGATCATATGCTGGTTCTTTTTTTGCCGAATATCGTAGGTCACCAGGCCGCGCTCCCATAGCGGTGCGATGGCCATGATCCTTGCCACCTTGTCCGGTTTGGCACGCTTATCACCGCGTATGGGCAGATAATATCCCCTGAGCTCTGCCTCTGCAGCAAAATCCTCAAAGAACATGTCCTGCAGAAAAACATCTTCCATGTAATAATCCACGATGACATTGTCCGACAGCGATTCATGGTAATCATAGAGCCACCGCACGGCCTCGGTGATCCCGGTCTGTTTGACGAAGGCATCAATACAATAAAGGTTCAGTCCTTTTTTACCCCACACCTTTATGGCCTTGAAGTCATTGGTTGTCTTCGCTTTATAGGAAGGGTCGAAATAAGCAATGATATGGTCCATGCGCGCAAGTTCCGGGATCCTGCCCCAGCGGATCCATTCGCTTTTGAATACTTTCCCTTTGCGCACAGCCTGATGGAAATACTCCCGAAGTGCGACAAAGTAGCCCATTCGCTCAAAGCGCTGCTGCAGTTGCTCACTTGAATACTTCTGGGGCCAGGAAGGCTCACCGGTGAATGTCCCGTCGATGGTAGCCATCACCCTGCTGTGATAGATCCCCTTGCGTTTTGGCTTGTCATCGATGTCCCCGACGACATGGGCCAGGATGCTCTTTGGGTGGATCCTGTTGCCCACCATTACGAATTTGCTCGAGCGAATGTCCAGGGCTCCGTATAGAGATCCCAGCAGCCAATCAACCACCCGCTCCACACGGTCTTGGTTGTTGATGATCTCGTCGTCGTCGATATCATCGACAACACAATAGTTAGGCCGCTTTTCACGGGTGCGGATACCGCGCGGGGACTGCCCGCGTCCGACAGCTGTGAAGCCTATGCCGTCATTGGTTATAAATTCCCCTTCTTCCCATGTCCCTTCGCGCACCTGTTTGCCAAAGTCATTAATGAAACGCTGATTGAACTGCAGTTCGGCCTGCAGGTCGCTGAGCAACGAGCATGCATCACTGCTATTCTTGCCAACCAGTATCATGCCGCGCAGCTCTCCTCGGGCGATCAGCCACATGGGTATGAATATGTCGGCGTGCACGCTTTTGGCATGCTCACGCGGCCATTCCAGTATGGCAAATATGTTATCCTCTCGTGCAATCCTGCCGGCGGCCCTGATATGAAAGTCTGCGCAGGGATCCGTCACGTAATGCGGGAAGTAGTAATTGACGAAGTAATCGTAATCAGCCCTGGCCTTGTCGAAGCGTGTATTGCGGATCTCGGCAGGTTCCCTGAGGTTGGTCGTGGTGGCCGACTGTATAACCTTCGACCACTCCTTCCAGGCAATATGTGCTCTCTGAAGGTTTGACATCAGTCATTGAGTTTACGCGTGATCATCAGGTCCTGGTACCGGTTCACCTTCTTCATAAAATCAATGTCGATGGAGGCGTCATGGGCAGCCTGTATTTGCAGGAATTTTCCGAACTCCGTGAATACGTCTATATAGGTGACCGGCGAACTTTGCTTGTCCAGTTTCTCCACGATGGCTGCAAGCTTGGAGAGCTTATCGGCATCAATAGGTACATCACGTCCCTGCTCATCCTTCATCTCCAGTAATTCATTGATACGCACCAGTGTCTTGTTGATCAGTGTAGTCCTGGTGATGGTATGCGCAGCTCGCTTTTCTTTCCACCCGCCATCCTTGATCCAGTTGCTCAGGGTGCGGGTGCTGCCGATACCTACGCGCTGCAGGATGTCTTTCTGAGTAACCCCCTGCATGTACAGCAGGAATGCGAACTCTTTCTTACTCTCATTTTGTGCTCTCATAGCGCCGTATTTGCAGATATTTCATCTGCAAATATCACTTCTTTAATCGCGCAGGTCAAAAATTAAAAAACTTAAACCAATACTTTAAGTATATAGGGCTAATTAACAGGTATTGAGTTTTTTAAAATTTGACACGATAAGATAATAGTTGTTTTTTTGTGGTCTCAAAGCAATAATCCTGGTAATGCCAGGCCATAAGAATGCTGAATCAATGACAGATACAAAGAAGCACACTTTCATCGTAAGCGATGAGACAGTCGTGAACTCCTACGGGATCCGCGTACTTACCGCGGGCATTGATATCCGGCAGTTCAAGCGCAATCCCATCGTGCTGTGGATGCATAAGCGCCCGAAGCCTTACCGTGAGGGTAAGGAGGATGAGCTCCTTCCTATCGGCAGGGCTGTCAGGGTCTGGAAAGATGAAGGCAGGCTGTATGCCGATGTGGAGTTCGACCAGGAGGATGACTTTGCAAAGATTGTAGAGGGCAAGGTCGAGCGTCATATAATTAATATGTGTTCGCCTGGTATTACCCCTGTCACTGTCAGTGATGACTCCAAGCACATGCTGCAGGGCCAGACTGGTCCCACGATTGTCAAAAGTGAGCTTAATGAGATATCGATCGTGGATATCGGCAGCAATCCCAATGCCCTGGCATTATATGATGAGGACGGCATCGAGATCCAGCTATCTGCTGGCGGTGGTGCCGGTCTTACCGCATTTCTGGAAAAACCTCAAATCACAAATAAGATGAAAAACATTGCCATCAAGCTCGGCCTCGATGCCGAAGCATCCGAGGCGTCGATTCTCAAGGCCCTCGACGAACAGCTCTCACTGGCCGCAAAAACAGAGTCAGTTACCCAGGAGAATGACCAACTGAAAAAGGCAGCCGAGCAGGCTGAGGAGGCCAGGATACTTACCCTGGTCGATGATCACGTGGACCGTAAGTTCACGGCCGACAAGAAGGACCATTTCGTGGCTATGGGCAAGAAACTCGGCTATGACAACCTCAAGCTCACCTTTGACACGATGGCGGATATCGGAGAAGGCAAGCCGACGAGTGTGACGGGAGCCTCTGATGAAAAAAGCAAGGACGGCCCCGTGGAGATGACCTTCGCTGATCTGAAAGCCAAGGGCCTGCAGGAGATCGAGAAATTCAAAAAGGAACATCCCAAAAAGTATATCGAACTCTACAAAGCCGAATACGGCGTAGAGCCTGACATGGGGTATGATCGCTAACAGGTAACATGTTCAGCCTGTCAAGGGTAGGAACGTAATATAAACAATTAAAACCAATAACAATGTCTATTCAAAGAGAATTATGGACAGGTGAACTAATCAAGCAATTCCGTCATGAGAACGAGTTCCTGTCCAGGATCGCCTCACGCAACGAGTTCGTGAACAACAATGCGATCCACCTGGCAGACATCGGGGCTGACCCCGAAGTGTTAGTGAACAACACCACTTACCCAATCCCGGTATCGGCCCGTGAGGACGAGGATATCGTCCTTGCCCTGGACAAGTTTGAAACCGAGAATACGTCCATCTCTGATGATGAGCTTTATGGCCTGCCTTATGACAAGCAGGGATCGGTCATCAATCAGCATCGTGAGACCCTGGAAGAGAAGACTGCCGAGAAGGCCCTTCACTCCCTGGCTCCGGCCGCAGACAGTGCCACCACCCCCGTGGTGTCATCCACCGGTGATTCCAACGGTGAGACACAGGCCCGCAAGCGCCTGGTTATTGCTGACATCGTGAAGCTGAAGAAAAAGATGGATGATCTGAAGATCCCCAAGAAAGGCCGTGAGCTGGTGCTCTGCAACGCACACGTGCAGGATCTGCTGCTGGTTGACGAGAAGTTTGCAAAGCAGTACCAGGACATCCCGGAAGGCAAGGTGCTCAAGCTTTATGGGTTCAACATTTCGGAGAGCACGTACAACCCCGTCTATTATGATAACGGCGGTACGCTGACCAAACGGGCCTGGGGTGCTGCAGCAGTTCCAGCCGACGACCTGGATGCCTCTGTCGCCTACTATAATGGCCGTGCAGTGCAGGCAAGGGGTGATGTGACCATGTACCTGAGTGAGGCAAAGGATAACCCGGAATACCGCCGCTCGGTCGTAGGCTTTCGCCTGTGGCATATCTGCATTCCGAAAAAAACCCTCGGCTTCTGTGCGCTGGTGAGCGCCAAAGCATAAGGTATAATCAACGTCATCCGGGGATCAAGGACCCCGGGTGGCTATTTCGAAACTCAAAAGAACAAGTCATGAAAAACCAAACCAAATTTCTAATCGGCATATTGATGATCTCCCTTGCGGGCCTGATTGCAATGACAGCATTCCAGGTCCCTTCCAAAGAGTACCGGTTCGGGTATAAGGTAGAGCAGTCCCTCACTTATGGAGAGACCATCAGTGTCGAGCTAAACCATACCCTGACTGTTGCGGATCTTGCGATGGCAGGCAGCAGCGCCACTATCAAACTGGCAGCCACGAGCAACCTGCTTGTAGGGGACAGGGTCGTGTTTATTATCACGTCCGACACCACAGGTACCGAGGATACGATCACCTGGGGTACAAACTTCACGGCTCCGCAGGCCACCATTAACAGTGCAAAGGTCAAGACATTCGAGTTCATATACGATGGAACCGAGTTCAAGGCTATCGGCACGCCATACCAGTTGTCATATCACGATGCTTTAATGTATGATCCATGGGTCCCAGATATTCAAAATATCAGCACCCCAGGCAAAATATATTGTGAAAATCAGCTTTGTAGCGATCATAACTATCCAAAAGACCGGGTCACCTTCCGGCGATTTGATTTCTGCTGATTCCGCCGCCGGTGTTTGCCGGCGGCAATTATTGCGGGGTAGAGTAGACGGTTAGCTCACTAGGCTCATATCCCGGAGGTCGCAAGTTCGAGTCTTGCCCCCGCAACAAAACGGATAAACATGAATGAGTTTGAAATTTGGGTTTATCGTGGTCTGATCACAGCGCTCATCATCGTACTGTATTACCTTTTTCAGCGCTGGATCAGGCGAATAGATCAAAGATTCGATGAGTTGATCAAGGCGGTACAGAAACAGAATGAGCAGGCCATAAGGCAATCGGGTGAGATCCTGAACCTCACCAAGAGGGTGGACACCTGTTGCAAGCGGCTCGATGATCATTCCAAGCGGATCCGCATGATCGAAATGAACCAGGTCAAAAGCTGAAAAAATGGCAGATTTCAGGCAGGTATATGAAAAGACGGTAGCCCATGAAGGTGGGTATGTCAATGATCCGGATGATCGCGGAGGAGAGACCTATCAAGGTATCGCACGGCGATATCATCCTGACTGGATCGGCTGGCAGATCATCGATGCTGCCAAGGATGACACCTCTGGTAATTTCCCGAATAACCTGTCCGGCAATGCCGGGCTTACAGCGCAGGTAGAGAAGTTTTACCTGGATAATTACTGGAGGCCGGCCCGCCTGTCCCAGCTGGACCAGGAGATCGCAGAAGAGATCTTTGACACCGGAGTGAACCAGGGTCTGGGTACCGCGGTAAAATACTTCCAGAAGGCCCTGAATGCCCTTAACCGTAACGCAAAGGATTATCCCGACATGAAGGTGGATGGTGGCCTCGGGCCACTGACCATAGCGGCATACAAATGCCTGCTGAAGACAAAGAACAGGCCTTCCCGCTCACATTCAAAAATCATTAAAGTCCTGCTCAAACTGATGAACTATTACCAGATGGAGCGCTATGTCAGTATCATTGACAGAGACCCGTCCCAGGAAAAGTTCATGTTTGGCTGGACGGAAAGGGTATCGTCATGATCGGCAAGTGGTTTCAGAATATGTTCAAAGGCGGCATCGAAGGTGTCGGCAACGCCGTGAGCGGTGTGCTGGATAAGGTCATCACTAATGATGATGAGCGCCTGGAGGCCAAGCAGAAGATCATGAACGAAGTGCAGGAGTTCGGAAGCTCACTGATCGAAGCCCAGAAGGAGATCATGGTGACAGAGATGAAAAGCAACTGGCTGCAGCGCTCATGGAGACCGATCATTATGCTGGCATTCGGCTTCATTGTGATTTACGAGTATTTCATCTCCAGGGCTTTCGGCCTGCCTCAGGCAG